TCAGCCAAGCGTGCGGCCGTGCCATCTGCCTTAGGTTCTACAAGCTCTTGATATTCTTCAATAGCCCCAGATGCTAAAAGGGCCTGAAGTTGTTTAGCTTCAAGCCCTTTGATTTCATCACCTGGCATAAAATGCCCGATGGATTGTTTTGCTGTGTACTTCGGCATGTCTTGCTCCTTATAGGGTGATAAAGCCAGTACCACCGACGACACCATTCTTGTTAGACGGCACAACCAGTGGAGCAGATTCAGTCATCAGCATGATGCCGCTTGGATCTTCGCAGTACCACTGACGATCAAAGTATTGCTGAGCAACGCCGTTGGCCAGCATGTTTTTAATCTTACAGTGAGCAACTGAACCATTGGTATCAGAGATCAGTGAGAAGTAGTCTTTAGGAATAAAGCGCTTCACTTGACCTTTGTTACGGTAGGTTGCGTCATATACCCAGAATTCGATTCCATCAAAAGTACCTTTGAATGTCGCAGATTCTTTGACACCAAAACTTGGATTCACTGGAACAGAAATACCGGCATACGGCGTGATGAACTGTATCGTACTTTCTTAAACTCTTCATTGTTCCAGAGAGCCGCCCAAACCAAGCCAGACATAACAGACAGCTTAGCTTCACCACCATCAGCAGCCAATTGACGTTCAAGCATGGTGCGGATATCAGTTACTGGTTTAGCACCAACTTCATTCCACTTGGTTAACGGCGTAAATGTTAAAGATGCATCACGACGGTAATCCACCAGGTTGTATTCATAATCATCGGAGTGAAGCGCGTATTTACCATTTTTCAGTAAATCAATTGCCATCATGAGGACTGAGTTATCAATTGCATCATGGTTACGCTTCATTACCGAGATTTGAGCAATGATCATTTGCTCTTGCTCAGATAGTCGCTGGTTACCAGTTGAGATGATACCTGCAGTACGTAAGCGCTCAAGCAAGGCAATTTCAAAAGTTTCAGCCGGAGTGACCTGATTTTTTGGCTTGTAGTAAGCCGGTTTAACATGGCGTACTTCACCAGATTGAGTGGTATCAAATGGCTTACCAGGCTGTTGCGGAGATACCAGCGGCGCCAGATCATGTTCGGCAGACACTTCAGCCAAAGGCACATCATCACGGTTAAATAACGGGCGGTTTGGGAAAAGCTTGTCTAAAAGCCAGGTATCCATTGGACGGTAATTTGAGTGGATCAGTGCAAGCTCGCCCACATCAAGAAGTTCAAGTGGAGCACCTTCAATATTAAAAGACTGTGGCATGTTAATTACACCTTAGAAAGTTCGATTTTGTTTTTAGTTGCCTGTGCACGCGCTGCATCATATTTTGCGGTAGTGAGCAAAGTTCCGTTTAATGACACGGCTTCAACATTGAAGACGCCGCCGTAATACACCGGGATTTCAATACCATCAGCAGCCTTGATTGTGGCTTCTGCAGCAGCAACATCTTGGCCGCAGATCACATCCCATGTTTTTTCATCAGTGGCATGAGCCAGTACATTGGTATCTGACAGCGTTAATAGATCACCGTATTTAAATGCAGTAGCGGTTGGCACCTTGGCATTGGCACGACGTAATTTTTCATTGTCCAGGATCAGTCGTTTTGAAGTGACCGAAATAGGCGGTACATAGTGAATAGCCATGAATTATTTCCCCTTTTGTTCTGCAAATGCTTGTGCACCAGAAGTGAATTTGTGAGTGTCGGTATTATTCGACTGGCCACCTTGCCCCGGATTAGCTTGATGGCTAAACAGGTGAGCAAATGCCGGATTCACGCTTGGTGCTTGTTGTGGCTGTTGTCCAGCTGGTGGTTGCTGACTACCTGCCGAGAATTGGCGAAGCTGTTTAGCCGCGAAGGTAAAAACTGAATCATCCATATTGGTATAAGCCGTTTTATCTTCAGCACTGAATTGCGTTTCCAGCTCAGTTTCTAAAGCTGCAATTTCATCAGCACGCTTTTGTGCTTTGAATTGCTTAAGTTCAGCTAGGGCATCATCACGCTCACGCTCTGCCTGCTCTTTGGCCTGTTGTGCTTTTTCTAATTCGGTCACGTTGGTGTCCTCTTTGGTTGGGTTTGGATTGGCTTTGCCCGAGAAGGCTTTAATTGATGTGTTGCGATCAGCACCAGTCGAGCAGATCGTAAATTCACGAATACGGTTTTGACGGAAGATGGTGATTGGGCCTTCAAACGACTGACCATTTACAGTGACCGTTTTGCCTTGAGACACTTCTTCAATCGATCCCGGATCAATCATCATCGACATCTGGAACGGGAAACCGTCATCAGAGTCCTGGACAATTTCCTGTGCTTTGGCGTTTGTAAGGAAATCACCTGATACATCAATCTTTCCGTTTGTATCCACGGTTTGAACGACACCAATTCGACTTGAGCCGAAGTGTTCTTCAAGTTTGCACGCTTGG